AATAGATAAAGTTATTTCACCAATTGGAACAAATTACGGTAATTGTATCACTTGTTTGGCGGCTAACCCATAATCAACTTCAACACTTAGTAGTTAAAAACCACTAAAACACAGGTAACTAAAAATATTTTGAAAAAAAATGAAGTCAGGTTTTATAATCTGACTTTTTTTGTTTATACTTTACATAGATATATTTCTAAACAATTAAATTTTAAAAAAAATGAGTACATTCGAATCAGTACTGGCACAGTACGAAAAAAACAAACAGGTCGCAGGCGGCAACAGTAACAAGGTATCCCAAGAGGATAGAATGAAAAAGTATTTTACTACACTTTTACCGAAAGGTTCAAGAAGTGGTGAAAAACGTATTCGTATCCTACCAACGGAAGATGGTAGTTCTCCATTTAAAGAAGTTTACTACCACGAATTACAAGTGGATGGTCAATGGGTAAAACTTTATGACCCAAAGCAAGAAGGTAAACGTTCTCCACTAAACGAAGTTTATGAAGGTCTAATGATGACAGGAGTAGAAGCCGATAAGGTTTTAGCTCGTCAATATAGAGCTCGTAAATTCTACATTGTTAAAGTAATTGACAGAGAAAACGAACAAGATGGTGTTAAGTTTTGGCGTTTTAAACACAACAGTAAAGGTGAAGGTATTTTAGATAAAATCTTCCCATTATTTAAAAACAAAGGTGACATTACCGACACAGAAAAAGGACGTGATTTAATTATTACCCTTGGATTAACTAAAGCCGGTAATGGTAAGGAGTATACTGCAATTACTTCTATTATCCCTGAAGACATCACCCCATTATCAAACGATGTTGACACATCTAAGTCATGGATTAATGATGAATTAACATGGGCTGATGTATATTCTAAAAAACCAGAAGAGTATCTTGAGATGATTGCTAAAGGTGAAGTTCCAAAATGGGATGTTGAAACTAAGAAATATGTTTCAAATCTTTCAGAAGAAACAACTTTAATGTCACCATCAAATTCAAAATCAGAACCTATCGTTGACATCGACCCACAGGACGATGCAGAAGCAGACGATGATTTACCGTTTTAATTTAACCGAGCTTGGACACCTACATGGACAAAGTGTCCAAGCTCTTATTTTTTATTCATAAAATTACATACAACATAGACAATGGCAAAAATAGTAAAAAAAGAGTTTAACTTCAAAGAGAAGTTCTCTACTAAAACAAAATACAAAGAAACTAATTTTTATTTTTGCGGTGACGCATTTTTAAACTCATGTGGATTACCGGGACCTGTTATGGGTGGTATTAATATGTTTTTAGGACATAGTAATTCATCTAAAACAACAGCAATGATATTAGCTGCGGCAGACGCACAAAAAAGAGGTGATTTACCTGTTTTTATTATTACAGAAAAAAAATGGAGTTGGGAACATGCGGTTGAATTAGGATTACAAGCAACTAAGAATTCAGACGGAGAATGGGAAGGTGATTTCATTTTTAACGATAGTTTTGATTATATTGAACAGGCAACTGATTTTATTAATAGTATATTAGATGCACAAGAAAAAGGTGAAATTCCTCACTCAGTTTTATTCTGTTGGGATTCAGTTGGTTCAGTACCATGTAAAATGACATTTGAAGGTAAAGGTGGTAAAATGCATAACGCATCCGCATTATCTGACAAAATCGGTATGGGAATCCATTCAAGAATTTCAAAATCAAAAAAAGAAGATTACCCATATTATAACACAATGATTGTTATTAACCAACCATGGGTTGATTTACCAGATAATCCATTTGGACAACCTGAAATCAAAGCAAAAGGTGGTGAAGCGTTATGGTTAGCATCTTCATTGGTATTCTTATTTGGAAATCAAAAGAAAGCTGGTATTAATCATATTACCGCAACCAAAGGAGGAAGAACAGTATCTTATGCAATTAGAACGAAAATTTCTATTTTGAAAAACCACGTAAATGGTATTCAATTTAAAGATGGTAAAATCATTGCAGTACCACAAGGTTATATTGATGACACAAAAGAGGCTTTAGAAGACTACAAAAAACAGTATTCACAATATTGGAACGCGATTCTTTCAGGAACAGGTGAAATTGTTTTAGAAGAAGAAGCAGAAGATTCAATCGGGGAGTAATTTTCAACCTATAAAATAAAAAAAATAAATGTCCGTACTACTTGTTGATGGTGATAACTTATTAACTATTGGATTCTTTGGATTAAAGAATCATTTTTACAAAGGGAATCATATTGGAGCACAATATCATTTCATCAACACACTAAGAAGATTAATTGACATTCATCGATTAGATAAAGTCGTAGTCTTTTGGGACGGAGAACAAGGTTCATCATCCAGAAAAAAATTCTATAGTCACTATAAAGAAAATAGGAAAAGTAGAATTAGAACTGAAGAGGAGATGGGTTCTTACACTAATCAAAGAAACAGGGTTAAACAATATCTTGAAGAATTATTTGTTAGACAAGGGGAATATGAATTCTGTGAAACAGATGACTGTATTGCATATTATTCTCAAAAATCTAAAGAAGAAATTTTAATTTATTCATCAGATGGTGATTTAACTCAATTAGTTTCAGAAAGAACTCATTTATTTAATCCTTCACATAATAGAATATATCAATTAAATGATATGTTTGTTTATGACCATGAAGAGATTCTTATACAAAATATTAAACTTGTTAAAATGATGTGTGGGGACCCGTCGGATAATATTGCGGGAATAAAAAATTTGGGGGTTAGAAGACTATTGGCTTTAGTTCCTGAAATTAAAACTCAACCATTAACACTCGAAATTCTAATAGAAAAATTTAACGCTCTATTTGAACAAGACCAACATAACAATTTAATAAAGAATCTAATTACAGGGGTTACGAAACACGGAGTGTTAGGAGAGGAGTTTTACAATGTAAATAAACGCATTGTAAGTCTTGATGAACCTTTCCTTACTGAAGAGTCAATACCCTCTATAAATTCTCTTATGAATGATATAATGGACCCGGAAGGTCGTTCCTATAAGAATACAATGAAGATGATGATGGAAGATGGAATATTTCTTCTTCTACCAAAATCTGATGACGCATGGATTAACTTTCTAAATCCATTTTTAAGACTAACCAGAAAAGAAAAAAATAAAAAATTAATCAAAATAAAAGACAATGACTAATCAAGACGCAACAAAATTCGAATTTCTATTAACTTTAGGTAAAAACATAGTTTGCCAAAGATTCTTTAATGTAAGAGACTATAATGTCGAAGCGAGACGCTCGATTGACATACATGAATATGTAAAAGATATTTGTGAAGAAATCTCACATGATTTGAAAACAAAAACATTGGATTATCTAAACGAAAATCAAGATTATTTTTACGGTTTAAAGGATGTGGAAACCGGAGAAAATGATGAAAAAGAATATTTTTTACTAGTATTAAAGCTAGGTGATGATGTATTTATCCAAAGGATGTTTCCTTCTAATATCTTTCACCCAAAAGTTAGATATACGGTCGACATCCGCCCAAGCCTGAAGAGATATCTATCAGATTTAACTGCTATTTTATCTTCTGAGGAATTAGAAACAACTTATTTAAATTATCACTTATAAAAAAAAATAATCATGACAGAAAAGAACTTTGGTTTTCTCGGAGCATCATTCCAACAAGCCCTAATACGAGCAATTATTGAAGACAAAAAATATGGGGAACAAATAATTGATGTAATCGATAGCAAGTACTTTGATAACAATTCCTTTAGATTTATTATTCAGAACATTAAGGAACATTTTATAAAATATACTAAAATTCCTAATTATGACACATTGTCTCAACAGATTGTGTTAGAGTTAAAATCGCAAGAAAATGCAAGAATACATTTGGATACAATATCCGGTATTAAGGAAAACACTCAGGATTCGTCTCTCGTAAAGGATGAGGCTTTAAATTTTTGTAAACAACAAAATTTAAAAAAGGAGTTAAAAAGGGTAAATCAAATAATTGACAACGGCTCCTTTCAAGAATATAATACCATTGAAGGTATTATTCAAAAGGCAATGCAGGTTGGATTACCACCCGAAGAATCTATGGATGTGTTTCATAACATTGATGAGGCGTTAGAGAAGGACAACAGACACCCAATCCCAACAGGAATTGATGGATTAGATGGTATGTTAAAAGGAGGGTTAGGTAGAGGTGAATTAGGGGTTGTTTTAGCACCGACAGGTACAGGTAAGACAACACTATTAACACTTTTTTCAAATACCGCATATAACTATAATTTTAATGTTCTTCAAATATTTTTTGAAGATAATCCAGCAAACATCAAAAGAAAACATTACACAATTTGGTCAGGTATTGAACCAGATGAACAACCAAACAACAAAGATGAAGTAAAACAAAGAGTTGAAGAGGTTAGGTCTAAATGTACCGGTTCTTTGAGTATTATTAAATTACCAAGTGATTCTGTTACTATTTCTGAAATTAAAACAAGAATTAGAAAACATATTTCTGATGGTAAAAAGATTGACTTATTGGTTATTGACTATGTTGATTGTATAACATCAGAAAGGTCAACTAATGGTGAAGAATGGAAAGGTGAGGGTTCAACTATGAGAAGTCTTGAATCGATGACTAGTGAATTTGATATTGCAATATGGACAGCAACTCAAGGTAATAGAGAGTCAATTTCTTCGGAAGTTGTTACAACAGACCAAATGGGTGGCTCAATCAAAAAGGCACAAATCGGTCATGTTGTTTTATCGGTTGGTAAGACATTAGAACAAAAAGAACATAACCTAGCAACTATGACTTTATTAAAGTCAAGAATTGGACAAGATGGTGTTATTTGGCAGAACTGTACATTTGATAATAGATTTCTAATTATTAATACAGAATCTCAAAGTACATTATTGGGACATAAGGAAGATGTTCAAAAGGACAACGCAACACGAGCTAAAGATGCGTTTATAAAAAGACAAAAGGTCTTGAATCGTGAAAATTAATAAAAAAAGTAAAAACAAAACAAAACAAAAATATAATTAATTAGTATGGACGAATCACAAAAAATATTATCAGATTTAACGGTATACATGAAGTATGCTAAGTATGTTCCCGAATTACAGAGAAGAGAAACATGGGACGAATTAGTAACAAGAAACATGGATATGCACATTAAAAAATTTCCAAAATTAAAAAAGGAAATTAAAGATGTTTATCGTTATGTTTACGAAAAGAAAGTTTTACCATCAATGAGGTCTATGCAGTTCGGTGGTAAACCAATTGAGATTTCACCAAATAGAATTTATAACTGTGCTTACTTACCAATTGACGACCTTGCTGCGTTTTCGGAAGCAATGTTTTTATTGTTAGGTGGAACAGGTGTTGGGTATTCAGTACAAAAACATCATGTTGAAAAATTACCCGAAATTAGAAAACCAAACCCAAATAGAACAAGAAGATTTTTAATTGGGGATTCTATTGAAGGATGGGCTGACGCAATTAAAGTATTAATGAAATCATACTTTGGAGAACAATTATCAACTCCAGAATTTGATTTTTCGGATATTAGACCAAAAGGCGCTCAACTTGTAACATCAGGTGGTAAAGCACCGGGACCTCAACCATTAAAAGATTGTCTTCACAAACTACAAGGTATGTTAAGTGCAAAAGAAGATGGTGACAGATTAACTCCAATTGAAGTTCATGATATGGTTTGTCATATTGCAGATGCAGTATTGGCTGGTGGTATTAGAAGAGCGGCATTAATCTCATTATTTAGTGCTGACGACAACGAAATGATTTCTTGTAAATCAGGTTCATGGTGGGAACAAAATCCACAAAGAGGTAGAGCGAATAACTCAGCTGCACTTGTTAGACATAAGATTACAAAAGAATTTTTCTTGGATTTATGGAAACGTGTTGAAGCTTCAGGAGCAGGTGAACCTGGTATCTACTTTACAAACGATAAAGATTGGGGAACAAATCCATGTTGTGAAATTGCATTAAGACCAAATCAATTCTGTAATTTATGTGAGGTTAATGTATCTGACATTGAATCACAAGAAGACCTAAATTCTCGTGTTAAAGCTGCGGCGTTCATTGGAACATTACAGGCGGGTTATACAGATTTTCATTATTTAAGAGATGTTTGGAAAAGAACAACTGAAAAAGATGCGTTGATTGGTGTATCTATGACAGGTATTGGTTCAGGTGTGGTTTTAGGTTATAACATGAAAGAAGCAGCAAAGGCAGTAAAGGAAGAAAACACAAGAGTTGCTGAACTTATTGGTATTAATAAATCAGCTCGTATGACTACTGTTAAACCAGCAGGAACGACTTCATTAACATTAGGAACATCATCGGGAATTCACGCTTGGCACAATGATTATTACATTCGTAGAATTCGTGTTGGAAAGAATGAGTCGATATATAGTTTCTTTTTAAATAACCATCCTGAATTGGTTGAAGATGAATTTTTCCGTCCACACGATACAGCGGTTATTTCTGTTCCACAAAAGGCACCGGAAGGTTCAATATTAAGAACAGAAAGTCCATTCCAACTATTAGAAAGGGTTAAGAGAATTACTCAAGAATGGATTAAACCCGGTCACAGAACTGGTTCAAATATGCACAATGTGTCGGCAACAATTAGTTTGAAACCTGAAGATTGGGAATTAGCTGGTGAGTGGATGTGGGATAATAGAGATTTTTATAATGGACTATCTGTACTTCCGTATGATAATGGAAGTTACATTCAAGCACCTTTTACTGATTGTACTAAA